CTGGTGGCGTCACTTCTGATATTATGCGTACTAGAGCACGAACATATGAAGACGCTGTGTGGGCCACTAGGGTCCGCACAGAGACTACCCATAAGTATGGGGATCCAGTTCCAAGTATTTGGAATAACTTAGGATCGATTGCGCAAAGCGATCAACCTAACCTCCTGATATCCGGAACTGTCGAAAACATAACGGACGACCCTGGAAAGGGTCGTTATAGCAAAAATGTCGATCATACTGTCGCTCAGATCGTTAGATACGATCCGGGCAGCAACGTGATATATGGCTACCCTGCATCATCGGCTCCTACCACTGGTAATTACAAGTGGGAGAGCTCTGGTGCTTGGTGCCATTGGCATTCCTATGGTGATTATGGTCTCGTTTTATGCGAGAACGTGAACACTCTGTTCAAGCAAACGCGTGAGCAGGCATACCGGAAAGCAATTCATCAATTCCGCAATACAAACGAGGTTAATAACCTCCTAAATATCGCGGAGTCTGCTGATATCGTTCCTAGGGGCATAGTGCCTTCAAAGAACGATCTTGCTGTGCGTCGTATACTACTGAGTAACGACTCACTTATCAAGACTCAACTCGGACGTATTTGGAAATACATGCGAGACGTCAAGATATCCAGCGGGTACCTGTATTATTCGTTTGCGGTTGCTCCTCTGTTATCTGATATGCGTAAAATGCGTGCTGCGATCGGAAAATTAAAAACCGACCTCAGTAGGCAAGTTAAGCTTCAGGATGGCCCTAAAGTGGGTCATTACAGAACAATGGGTGAGTTTTCTCACACATTGGTTCCCTCTGCAGGGAATCTGTTAACAGGGTATAGTGGAGATCCTGCGAATCCGGGGTCCTCCTTGTGGCATACCAGCTTATTGCCGGTATTACCGCCTACGAGGATCATTACGATTCGCGGCACCTGGCCTCGGAAGTATGGTAGTACAGCTTTCATAAAGCTGGACTATATGCTTAACCGATTCCTAAGTGCTGGGCCAGCCACCTATGTGTGGGAGCGTATTCCGTTCTCATTCGTTGTGGATTGGTTCACGGACCTGTCGTCAGTCGTTGATAGCCTGGACGAGTTTTTGACTCTTTCAGACCAGTCGATTACTGACGTATGTATGTCCGAGAAGTGGGAGGCGTGGGTTGATGTTAAGCCTCACGGCAATACATCTATTCATGCTTCTACAGACGGGCAGACTACAGCGCAAAATAGGCTACGTTATTACCACCGGGAAAGCCTGGTACCCTCACAGTTTCATGTGGGGGCAGCAGGTAGATTCGGAAAGAAGCAGATGGCCTTATCAGCCGCCTTGCTCCGTCAAATGACGGCGAGTCTTCGCGTTAGGAGATAATACTGGGAATTACCCAGCGGTCAATTACGACCGAACATAGCCCGAAAGGGCGCCATAACCATGAATGCGACGTTGACCCTCAACACCCTGACGTTCACGCAAGGTCCTTCCACTGAAAGTGGGAGCATCCGACGTGAAATCTCTCGGGGAGTTAACCTCCCTGAGATCCTGACGATCAAGCACCAAGACTACGTGGATTCCAAGAGTAAAATCCCTGGAACCCGCTCTGTCGTAAGGCTCGATCGTTATGTCGAAGTCACTGATGGACGTGTAGTCCCAGTGTCCGCGCATGTCGTAGTGTCTGTTCCTGCCGATGCTAACATCGTGACGGCTGACGTGACAGCTTGCGTCGACCGTCTCGTGAATCTACTTCACGGCGCTACGAACACCAGTGGTCTCGATCTGAAGAGTGCGATTTTCGCCTCTAAAGAACAGTAACGCTGCACAGCTGTAAAAGGCCATGCTACGTATACAGACCCCCGGGTTCGCACCCGAAGTAGTTACTGCCCCGTCGACGACATCCAACGTTTTCCACCGTGGCGTGGCGCAATATGCGCCCGGCCTGGTGAATCGCGCGGTGTTTTCTTCAGGGCATCGGAGATTGTTTCCTTTGGTCCCGATCTACCTTGTCGGTAGTCGCGGCTCGAGTTCTGCAATCCCCAGTAAGGCTTGATCGAATAGGTCTATATAGACTGAAAAAGATCTACCTTACAATGTTTAGCTAGACAAGAACAACCGGTAGTCCCATTAGAGGATTACTCTTATAGGAACCAGACGACATGAATATTCATGATGATAGTATACTGATTAAAGCATACAATCGCCTGCTAGTAGACATACGCGATAAATCAGAGGTGCCACTTGGCGTCCCTGATGACATTACGTGTGAATGGCTGCTTAAAGAAGCACCCTTACTAGATAAATGGCTGCTCAGGTGGCTTGAGCACGAAGAATCCAACTATCAGGCGCTCGTAGACAAGTGTCTACAGAGCGAGCCGGAATCAAGCGTTTTTGACGACTTGGCGACGGTTATTGACGCGTTTAAATGCGCGTTTCCTGAATGGTTGGAACCCTTAGTAGACGAATTCCTCTTTAACTTGAGGTTTCCGGACTACGACAGGGCTTCTAAGTGCGTGGGCTGGCTGAGGCAGCTGTTTCTGTTCTGCTACAAAGCCGAGTATGCACCAACAACCCAACAAATCGATGAAGCTCAAACGGGCTTTATCGAATGTGATGACGGTTGTGCGGTTTGGGGTGAAGCTTTCACAAGCTGTTATCCCAGTCCGCTCTTCCGTCACACTCGCGACATCATTGGCCGAGTCATTGGCCAAATTGATTGGAAGGCGCTAGATTGTTCTCACGGGCCGGGGAGTGTTTATCCTCCCTCGCTACCACGTGAGAAGTCTAAGTTCCTTGTCATCTACGACACCATTCAATCACTATATCCCTTCGACCAATACTTCTGTGGTCTCCCCGGTTATACCGAGGACCACTTGAGGTACGAGTTGTCGGGTAAGGTGGCTGAGCATTCGTCTATAGAGGCGAAGCTTGTTTGCGTCCCGAAGGACTCAAGAGGTCCACGCTTAATTTGCGTGCACCCCAAAGAGGCCGTCTGGATTCAGCAAGGGCAGCGTCGTTTGCTAGAGAATGCCGTATCCCGGAGTAAGGCTGCTAGGAGAGGTATTAACTTCTCCGATCAGTCTGTAAACGGGAATCTTGCATTAGCTGCGTCGGCTTCACGTGACTATGTCACGTTAGACCTGCGCGAGGCTAGCGACCGACTATCATGTGAACTGGTTTCCTACCTGTTTGGGTGGGCTTACCAGTTCTTAGCATGTAGTCGAGCGTCTCATGTCAAACTAATAGATGGGCGAGTCAGGTTTCTCAGGAAATATGCTCCGATGGGGAATGCAACTGTGTTCCCTGTGCAGAGTATCATATTCTGGGCTCTGGTGCGTGCTGGCATCAAATGTCATTATGGTGAGAACTGTAATGATGTTTATGTCTTCGGTGATGACATCATCTACCCTTCAAAGTATCACGAAGGTGCATTGCAAGCGCTTATTCGAGCGGGACTTGTCCCGAACTCCTCGAAGACGTTTGTAAAGGGATTCTTTCGAGAATCCTGTGGCGTCGATGCCTATCGTGGCAAAGATGTTACGCCGCTTCGTATGAAGGCATGGAATGTTGCCACTGTCTCGGGTCTTGTCGCGATCTGCGACCTCGCCAAAAGGCTGAGGCTCGCTGGTTACGAGGAGACTGCCTCCTGTCTGTATGCTCACGCATCTCGACGCGTCGGAAGGTTGTCGTTAAATAACAACCCGAAAGCGCAAGGAGTGTATGAGTATGTAGACTATGACTTCGGTAAACTTCACATGTATGAAGATTTGCGATTCAATCGCAGTCTTCAGAAATGGGAAGCCCCTAGTCTTCTTGTACAGGCAACGGTTGACCGTATGCCTAAAAGTTCCTGGTGGAACTTACAAGATTCACTACTGCGACTCCGTGAATTATATAAACACGGTGATCGCTCCACAGTTGAGTCCTTTCTCTCGAAGGAGAGTTTGGACTACATTACCAGGCACCGGCATTTATGCCGCGTGTTTGGAATTCCTTATAAGCCTGAAGAGGCCTTAAGGGATGCTGGATGTAGTGATAGAGGTCTCGAGTACACGGTACCGTACCGTGCACGGCTGAAACATGGTTGGACGGAAATCCGACAGGATTTCCCTCAAGTAGTTTAATTACTACACTGACTCAAGCGCAGG